GAGATTGTGAAATGCGGGAAGGATCCACAATTCTTCATTGATAACTATTGTCTAATTTCACATCCGCTTAGGGGACTCATTCCTTTTAAAACCTTCGATTATCAGAAAGACCTACTCAAGGACTTTAATGATTATCGATTTAATATTATACTTAAAGCCAGACAACTTGGTATCTCCACAATCTCAGCGGGGTACATTGTCTGGTTTATGCTTTTCCACCGAGACAAGAACATTCTTGTGATCGCAACCAAATTTGGGACTGCGGCCAACTTAGTAAGAAAAGTAAAAGCAATCATGAAGCACCTTCCGGATTGGATTAAGATCTCAAAGATCATCACGGACAATAAGACTTCATTTGAATTATCAAACGGGTCTCAGATCAAAGCCGGAACCACTTCTGGAGATGCCGGTCGTTCTGAAGCGTTATCACTGCTCGTTATAGACGAAGCAGCACACGTTGACGGCCTCGCCGACCTGTGGACCGGTCTTTACCCTACTCTGTCAACAGGAGGCCGTTGTATAGCCTTGTCGACCCCTAATGGGGTAGGAAACTGGTTTCACAAGACATACGTTGATGCAGATGCAGAAGAGAACGATTTTCACCCGATTAATTTACCTTGGGATGTACACCCAGAAAGAGATCAAGACTGGTTTTTAAAAGAAACCAAGAATATGTCTCGGAGACAAATTGCTCAAGAACTGGAATGTAACTTCAATACGTCAGGAGATACGGTTGTTCATCCGGATGATATGCAATGGTTATTTGAAAACCTTAAGGCTCCGTTGTATAAGACCGGCTATGACCGAAATTTTTGGATTTGGGAAAAATATATTGAAGGAGCCTCATATGTACTTGTGGCCGATGTCGCCAGAGGAGACGGTGCTGACTATTCTGTTTTTCACATCATCCGGCTTGATACAATGGAGGTCGTCGCTGAATACCAAGGGAAGCCAAGCTTAGATCTCTTCGCGAATATTTTAAACGAATCCGGGAAAGAGTATGGATTTTGTTTATTAGTGGTAGAAAACAACGGAATTGGAATTTCAGTTTTAGAGAAATTAAATGATCTTGGTTATCCCAAGATCTATTATTCGGTTAAGTCGACTCATGAATATATTGATGCTGTGATGGCTGAAGGTAACGACCGTGCCGTCATGGGGTTTACAACAAGTACCAAAACCAGACCCTTAATTGTAGCTAAATTGGAAGAGTACGTTAGAAACAAACTAATTAAACTGAACTCTACAAGGCTGTTTCATGAATTTAAAACTTTTATCTGGTATAATGGCAAGCCCCAAGCAATGCGCTCTTACAATGACGATCTCGTCATGTCTTTGGCTATTGCTTGCTGGGTCCGCGATACTGCATTGGAAGAAAATCAGAGAGAGATCGAATACAAAAAGGCCATGATAGGAGGTATTATGAGGACAACTACAACTTTTGAAACACGAATTGATGGTCAAAAAGGATTTAAAGAGACTTTTGACCAGAAACACGAAGAAGAAATAGAGAAAGCGAAAGAGTTTTTCTGGATTTACAAAGGATAAAAAATGGCTAAAAACGATAGAAACCCCAACAACAACGAGAATAACCTGTTTAAAGCATTGACGAGGATTTTTTCCGGACCAATCGTAAAGAGACGAACTCAAACAGGAAGACAACTGAGAAGGCGGCAACTAGATAGATTTGCGTCACAATTTCAGTCCGCGTCAGGATTACAGTTTAAAAAGTCTGAATACAACCCTATGAATGTCATGGCACTGAATATGATTTCTAACAGAAACCGTTCAGAGCGTTATGTTGATTTTGATCAAATGGAATACACTCCTGAAATTGCCTCATCTTTAGATATTTATGCAGATGAAATGACAACTCATTCTAGTTTAACCCCTATGTTAAACATTAAATGTTCTAACGAAGAGATAAAGTTTATCCTTCATTCATTATATTATGATATTTTAAACATAAATTCCAACCTTTTTGGTTGGGCACGAACAATGTGTAAATATGGAGACTTCTTTTTATATTTAGACATCGACGAACACACGGGGATTCAAAATTGTATCGGTTTACCCCAAGATGAAGTCGAGAGATTAGAAGGAGAGGACCCAACCAACCCTAATTATGTTCAATTCCAGTGGAACAGTGGTGGATTGACCTTTGAAAACTGGCAAATTGCTCATTTTAGGATTTTAGGGAATGATAAGTATGCTCCTTACGGAACGTCAGCTTTAGAACCAGCAAGAAGAATTTGGAGACAATTAGTTCTCTTAGAAGATGCTATGATGGCCTATCGTGTAGTTCGAGCAACAGAACGTAGAGTATTTAAAATTGATGTTGGAGGAATTGCCCCTCAAGATGTTGAGCAGTATATGCAAAAAGTTATGACACAAATGAAAAGACACCAAGTTGTAAGCCCAGACACAGGCCGCGTCGACCTAAGATACAATCCTTTGTCTATCGAGGAAGATTATTTTATCCCTATTAAAGGAGGACAGTCCTCTACAGACATTCAAAACCTTCCTGGTGGGCAATTTACAGCAGCGATAGAAGATGTCAAGTATCTCAGAGATAAATTGTTTTCAGCCCTCAAAGTACCCCAATCTTACTTAGCAATGGGAGAAGGAGCCAACGAAGACAAGACAACATTAGCTCAAAAAGACATTCGTTTTGCAAGAACTATTCAGAGGCTGCAGAGAATTGTCGTTGCCGAACTTGAAAAAGTTGGGATCATACATTTGTTTACACTAGGTTTTCGAGGAGATGATTTGTTAAATTTTGATCTTGCTTTGAACAACCCTAGTAAAATAGCAGAAATGCAGGAGCTGGAACATTGGAAGACTAAGTTTGACATTGCTGCCGGCGCTACTGAAGGTTACTTCTCTCATCGATGGGTCGCGGAGCACTTGCTCGGATTATCCGAAGATGAATATATCCGAATGCAGAGGGAAATGTTTTATGATAAAAAGTTTGCTGCCAAACTAGAGGCCATCGCCGCCGGTGGCGAGGAAGGTGACCTCGGCGGAGACTTGGGTGGAGACTTGGGTGGAGACGACCTAGATCTTGGCGGTGACGACCTAGATCTTGGAGATACAGATGCTGCTGATGATGCTGGTGGAGAAGAAGACGAAGTTTTATTAGCAGAACCTCCAGGAAAACGTGATGACGATGCAAAACCTCGAGGTCCTTATAGAAAAAACCAAAAGATTACGTATAGAAAAGGCGGAAGGCGCAAACAAATGAAAAACATGGCTTTTGGAGAATTCGGTACAGCTAGAACAACATTTCCGGGCTACGAAGGAGAAGGGTCCCTCAAGAATTTAGGAAAAGGAATCTTTGAGTCGACACGATCCGATGTATTAGAGGAAAGAAAACTATTTACTACTGATTTTGAAATTAAAACATTAATTGAATCGCTAAAAAAGGTTGACGAAGATGAAACATAATAAGAAAAGAAATACCGCTTTTCTTTACGAATGCTTGGTAAAAGAATTAACAAAAGCAATCGTACGAGAAGACAAAAAAAGACAAATAATTACAAAGAAAGTTTTAAAAGAATTTTTCAATAAAAACAGTGAGTTAGCAAAAGAACTAGATCTCTATAAATCCTTGCTGGAGGGTAAAGAGTTGAATGAATCCTTTTCTCGTCGATTACTCGAGGAAACCAAAAAGGACTTTTATGGGCTTAATAGAAAAAAGATTTTTAATTCCCAAACCAAACTCATCAATGTGATGAATCAGCAGCTCGGACATAATGTATTTTCTAATTTTATTCCTAACTACAAAGATCTTGCATCCATAGGGCTATATTTTCACAATCACAAACTGTCGGCCAAAAAACGAATCATGCTTGAAAATAATTTAGTTAAGTTTCTTGGAAGAGAAGATAGAGTTCTGAGTGAAATGAAACACATGGATAACTTAGAATATAAAACCTTTGTTAAGAAATTTAATACGACCTATGATAGAACTTTGAGGGTGGAACAAAAAAATCTATTGACAAACTATATTGTCTCTTTTTCTGATAATGGTCTTGGGTTAAAGAGTTTTTTAAATGAGGAAATTGGACGCCTCAAAAACGCCGTAGAGAAGCGCATTGTAGAGAACCCCTCGGCCTCTAATAACGAAAATTTTAAAAAAGTAAAGGTAAAGCTGTGCAGCTATGCAAAAGTTCCAATAAACCAGCAAATGGTTGAAGAGATTTTTTATATTCAAGACCTTATTGCGGAGGTGTCAAAGAATGACAATTAATGTAAAAATTGCAAACCCTGAAGAAGAATTAGAAGAACCGTCCAAGCCGGACATTAAAGTAGAACTAAAAGGTAAAGACAAGCAGACTTTGAATTACCAACTAAACTTAAGATCTGCTCTTAATGGCGACCTAATGATCTTGGACCACAAAGACATTGATATAATAATCCAACAGGAAAATAACAAAGTAGTAACGTTCGCTAAAGATATTTTATCAGACGCTGTCTATGGCGCCGAATCAAGACTGTTGGAATATTTGAGAAAAAAAGGGATAATTGAATATGATTCTATCCAAGGCGGAAATATTTACGGGTCCTTAGAGGGAAAGATATTTGACTCTACAACACATGACTCCGTCAAGGCCACACTTTTAAATATAGCAGAGTGGATGAAAACAGAAGAGCCTTACATGAAAGGGGTAACAGCTTATGAGGAAATGGAAGATGAAGCCCTAATAGATCCAAACAACGCACACTCCACAGAGTTGGGCCAAGTGGATCAAGCGGCTAAAAAAGGATCTATCGACCCGCAGACTATTTTTGCTCCTTATTTATACGGCCGATTTGCATATTAGAGTCATGTCTATGAGGATTAAATGAATCTATTAACATTTGTACTAGTTTCCTATGGAATGACTTTTATTATAGTTTATGGCAAAATTTTTGAGAATATAAGACCTAAGAAAGACTACAATAAAAAATGGAACACTCTTTTCCATTGTCCTCTGTGTATGGGTTTCTGGTGTTCTATGTTTTTATTTTGCATAAACGGGTACACACAACTATTTACATTTGAATATTCCTTTGGGAATATGTTCTGTCTTTCTTGTTTGGGAGCCGGAACAACTTATTTGCTCTCCATGATCATTGATGATGATGGAATAAGAGTATCATCAAGATCAGGAGGTGATTATGTTGATGATTAAACGATGGATGATTCAACCAGTCCGTCGCTGCTGCAGCGGCAAATGAATCACACCGGTGGCGCCGGTGATAAAATTTATTGAGGTTACAATGAAAAAAACTTTATTAAGAGAATTCTATGCTCTATGTGAAGGCGGTATTTGTCAAGATCTTTTGACTGAACGAGAAAAAAGAGAAATGGAAAATGGAGCCCTTTACATGTCTGGGCGTTTACAAACGGCAGATAAGCAGAATGGAAACGGACGAGTTTATCCGTATGATGTTCTAAAAAGAGAAATGGATAATTACATGAAAATCGTAGAAGATGATCGCGCCTGTGGCGAGCTAGATCATCCTGACGATTCCGTTGTTAATCTCAAAAACGTTTCGCATCTTGTTACAGATGTTTGGTGGCAAGGAAAAGATGTCATGGGAAAATTAAAAGTTCTAGACACTCCTTCAGGTAGAATTCTTAAAGATCTTGTTAATGCCGGCGTGAAACTCGGGATATCTTCTCGAGGATTAGGGTCCGTGACAGAATCTTCCGATGGTCGTACTGTCACGGTGGAAAATGATTTTCAATTAATCTGTTTCGATATAGTTTCTGAACCTTCAACACCCAACGCTTATGTTTATCCGAAAGGTGAAGGTGCGGTCTCTACAAGACTTAGAGAAGTTAGAGAAAACAGTATCAATAATCTTTTTAAAAAAATCCTTGGAGATTAAATGAAAACCCAACAAATAAAGAAAATCCTCAAACCACTTATAAAAGAGTGTATAAAAGAAGTTATGTTCGAAGATGGAACCCTTTCTACAATCATATCAGAAGTATTGAAAGGAGCAACACCCCAGAATGTTGTCTATGAAGCCAAAGTGCCTTCACAAATAGAAGCCACTCAAAAAGCCTCACAGAGGAGAAACTTGAAACTACAAGAACAAAAGAGGCAGATATTGGATGCCATCGGCAGAGAGGCTTATAACGGAGTGGATCTCTTTGAAGGAACCACCCCTACGAAAGCCACAAAAGAAGCGACAATGTCACCACAAGGCTCGAGCCCATTGGATGGTGTTGATCCTAGTGATGCTGGTGTTGATATTTCTAGTTTCGGGACGAACTCACAAATTTGGAAAAAACTAGCAGGAAAATAAATGGCCACAAATCATATTGAAAGACCTCGAAAGAACGAGGACCCAAATCGTTTTATAAAAAGATTTATTAAAAAATGTAAAAAACTTGGAATTATTGATGAAGTAAAAGAGAGAAGACATTATCGTAAACCTTCTGTCACCAAACGTCTCGCGAAAAAGAGAGCCATTGCTCGACAC